TAAAGAAGTTTCTCTAGTAACTGTTCCCGCATTTGCGTCTTCAGAAATACTAGAGATCGCAGCAGAGGAAGTTATCCCTGTTGAAGAAAACCCACAAACAGAAAGCGAGACAGCTGTGGAGAATACTCCAGAGACAGTTGCAGCACCAGTAGAGGCAGCAGCAGTTGAAGCTGCTCGTCCTACAGTTACAGCAATGTATTACACAAACCCACGCCTTAACCTGAACATCACAGCAGGCGAATACGCTAAAGCACAACTAAACGCAGCACGCGGTGACTCAGATGCTCGCGAGCTAATGGCAGCTCTACAGGTTGCTACAGTTGCAGAGAACACAGGTATGGTTCCACCTAACTACCTACGCGATGTAATCGGTATTATTGATTCATCTCGTCCGTTTATTGATTCAATCGAGCGCGCAGCACTTCCAGCAAGCGGAATGAAAATTTTTACTCCAAAGCTAGGAACACAGGCTACTGTTGCATTGACAGCAGAAGCAGCAGAGTTCTCATCAACAGACACAACAGTAACCTTCCAAGAAGATACAGTAGTCAAGTTCGCAGGAGCTGGAAAACTAGATGTTGAGTTGGTTGATCGCTCAGACCCATCATTCCTAGACCTATATCTTCGTGAGTTAGCTGCAAGCTACGCACAGAAGACAGATGCCTATGCAGCGCAAATTGCAGCACAGAATGCAACAGCATCATCTTCATCAACAATCTACAAAGCTATTGCTTTAGGTATCTCAGATTCTTATGGCGTTATGCGCAAGACACCTAGCAACCTTTTGGTTGCAACAACAGGTGGAGAAGATGGAATTGACTTTGCAGGATTGCTAGGCGCTGTAGATGGTTCTAACCGACCACTATTCGCAGCAGCAGCACCTCAGAATGCAGCTGGTCTAATCACGCAAGGCTCGACAAATGGCTCAGTAGCAGGCCTCAACTTGGTAGTTGATGCAAACTACACAGGTGACGATGCAAACGCTAAGCACGCACTTGTTTATCCAACAGATGCAATGCGATTCCACGAATCAGGCACACTTCAGATTCGCGCAAATGTAGTTGCAAATGGTCAGCTTGAAATCGGCATCTACGGATATGTTGCAGTAGTTAATCGCTACCCAACAGCATTCCGCAAGCTAGACATCGCGTAATCTAGTAACACTCTAAGTCGCTCTGGGGAGTAGTAGCCCTCTACTCCCCAGAGTCTTAAGAAAGGAATGGCAATGGCTCTTACAACAGTCAGCGAATTGCGCACTACTTTAGGTGTCGGCACGCTATACACTGATGCTGTTCTTCAAGAAGTCTGTGACGCATCTGATGCAGTCTTGCTTCCAATGCTTTGGCAAAATGAGATTTACAATACTTATCAAAGCATTGCAGGCAATGTAGGTACATTGTATTTTGAACAAAACATTTCAGATTATTTTTATGTGGGTCAAAGCGTAACTGTCAGTCGCAATGGCAGTCCATATAACGGGGCTAAAACTATTACTGCTATTAGCTCTAACGCTATTTCTTTTGCTGCTGTAGGTGCAGATCAGAACACACACGCAGTTCAACCTATTGGTATTGTTGCAGGAACAGCAACCGATTACTCAACTGACACAGCAATACAGAATGCAGCTTTGATGATCGCTGTCGATATCTGGCAAGCAAGGACTACCAGCTTGTCTGGTTCCAACCTTGTCGATTACCAGCCATCCCCGTATAGATTATCGGCGCAATTACTCGCCAAAGTACGGGGTATGATTATCCACGCAATAAGTCCCAATTCGATGGTGGGATAATGCCAGTTGCTATCACGACACTTAGAACAACACTTGCCACAGCCTTAGTCGATAACTCAAAATGGCAAACCTTTGCATTCCCGCCTGCCACAGTTTTGGCTAACTCAGTTATTGTTAGCCCCGATTCTGAATACATCGTCCCAAGCAATAATCAGCACATCACTATTAGTCCAATGGCTAATTTTAAGATTATTATCACTACGCCTTTATTTGATAATGAAGGCAACCTCAATGGCATAGAAGATTTTGTGGTTCGAGTGTTTAACCTACTTGCTGCATCTTCTCTGGTCTATAATGTAAGCGCAATCAGTGCGCCTAGTGTTCTCAATGCTGCTTCGGGAGACCTTCTCAGCTGCGAGATGTCCGTATCAATCCTTACGAGTTGGAGTTAATATGTCCGAGTGGGAACAAGAGAACGAAGCCTTCCTGAAAAAAATCGGGCAGGTTAGCACACCAACACCAAAGCCAGCATCTACTAAGAAAGACGAGGAATAATCCTAATGGCTGTATTTCTAAATAACAATGTAGGCGTTAAGATTAACACTGTTGATCTTAGCGACCATGTCACAGCAGTAACAATCAACCGTTCATTCGATGAGCTTGAAATAAGTGCCATGGGCGATTCTTCTAGAAAATTTGTAAAAGGTTTGGAAGCATCAACTGTAACCATCGACTTCCTTAATGACACAGCTTCAGCAAATGTTCTCGCAACACTTCAAGCTGCATGGGGAACAACAGTCACAGCTGTATTCCTACAGACAAAGGGAACAGCAGTTTCTGCTACTAACCCTCTTTACACTGTTTCAATTCTTGTCAATAACACTACAGACATCAATGGTGCTGTATCAGACATTGGCACACAGTCAATTACATTTACATGTAATTCAACGATTGCAGTAGCAACTACAGGCACATTCTAAACAACTAAAAAAAGGGGCAGCTCATGGCAAGACTAAAAATCGTTCGTATAGATGGAAGCGTTATCGAGGGTGAGATTACTCCAGCAGTGGAGTATTCATTTGAGCTATACGCTAAAAAGGGCTTCCACCGCGCTTTTCGTGAAGACGAGATGCAGACTTCGGTGTATTGGTTGGCATGGGAAGTCACACGCAGATCAGGTGAAACTGTTAAGCCTTTCGGGATTGAGTTTATCGAGGGATTAAAATCCGTTGAGGTGTTGGACTCAGACCCTTTAGCTTAAAGCGCGATTATCCATTCACCTATTTAATAGCTCGCTTGAGCATTAGATTGGGAATCGCGCCACAGCAGTTATTAGATTTAGACCCAATAATGCTTCAAGCCTTGTTGTACGGTCTTAAAGATGAAGCAAAGGAGATAAGCGATGCCAACAGAAGTAAAGGGCGCAATCGCACTTCGTAAGGCTCTAAAAAACTTTGCTCCAGACTTAGCTAAAGAAACTCAAAAAGAGTTAGGCAATCTTCTTAAGCCGATTACTAATAAAGCTAGAGGATTTATCCCTTCACAGGCTCCTCTGAGTGGATGGGCTAAAAGTAGTTCAACAGCTTGGGGCAGTGATCGTATTTGGAATACAGGAAAAGCCAAGCGCGGTATTGGATATAAGACCACACCATCTAGACCTAATAAGCAAGGCTTCAGAGCACTAGCTCGCATTGTTAATGCTTCTGCTGCTGGTGCTATTTATGAGACTGCTGGTCGCAAGAATCCTAATGGTCGCGAGCAGGCTCCTATGGCTAAAGTTGTGCGTGAGAGTCAAGCCAACTATGGCAAGATGATTCGTTCTGGCACTAAGAATCAATCTAAAAGCAATAACCCGCAAGCAGGTGCGCAATTTATCGAAGCGATGAATAATTATGGGCAGATAGTAGATGCCAATAATCAGACTGGTGCAGGTCGTAGGTCAGGCAAGATGAAAGGTCGCGCAATCTTTAGAGCATGGAAAGAAGATGGCGGGCAGACTAACGCAGCAGTTATTAAAGCTATTGAGAACTCTAAATTAAAGTTCTATGACGCTATGGGAGTTAAATAATGGCAGTTGATCCATCAGTAGTCATTAACTTAGCAGCTGAATACACTGGCAATAAAGCCTTTAAGCAAGCCGATACTGCTGTAGGAAAACTCAATAGCAATGTCAAGAAACTTGCAGGCACATTTGGTATTGCATTTGGCGCAACGGCATTAGTCCAATTTAGCAAGACAGCAGTAAAAGCATTTGCAGCGGATGAAGCAGCAGCCCTTAGACTTAACCGAGCAGTAGAGAATCTAGGCATTGGCTTCGCTAATCCTGCCATTGCTGACTACATTGATAAATTAGAAACTTCAGCGGCAATTGCGGACGACATTCTGCGTCCAGCGTTTCAGGGTTTGCTTACCACTACTGGCTCATTAACCCAATCCCAGAAACTTCTTAATGATGCAATTACTATCAGCCGAGCGTCTGGCATTGATTTAGCCACAGTTACACAGGATTTGGGTAAAGGTTATGTAGGAGTTACTAGAGGTCTAGTCAAATACAACTCAGGTTTGACAAAGGCTGAACTTACGACACTGTCATTCAATGAAATCTTGTCAGTTATTCTAAAGAGATCAGCTGGAGCAGCAGAAGATTACCTAACTACAACTTCTTACAAAATGGATGTTTTAAG